AAAGGATGGTGCGCGCAGTGTCGAACACCACAGGGATGAGCTGGTTGACCAGCCGGCCCGCCTCGTTGATCGCGGCCTTCAGGTTGTCTTGATAGATGTAGCTCGCCACGTCGCCTTCGCGCTGGCGGGCCATGATGGCTTTGCCGCTGGTCTCGTTGCTCCGGGCTCCGAGGCTGGCGTCGTGAAGGCCCGTAACGTCCTTCATGTCCTGCGAGTTGAGCGCGGCTTCCTGCAGCACAGCGGTCGGGATGGGCGGCGGAGCTATACGATCAGGCGCCGCACCCTGGCCGGACCACTTCAGCAGCGGATCTCCTGACTTGGCGGAATTGCGGAAGTCGTCTTCGGCGTCCTCCGGCACAGCCTGATGAGAGGCCAGCCATTGAGCGCGGGGCGCCATCGCCAGCACTTCAGCCGAGACGGAGCGCCAGTAGTTCTTAAGCCGCTGACTGTCGCGGGCGAACCTCACGAGCCCGAACCGGACCCGCTTATCGTGCACGTTGACTTCCCAACCCCTAGCCCGAACCAGCGGCAAGCGGCTAATCGGCAGATCGTGCGGACCCGAGAGCACAGCGGTCCCGGTGATCAGGTACATGCAGGCCGACCGCTTCACGCTCTTGCGCGTGGAGATCGGCTGAACGCCCGGCGGGAGCTTGTCGATCTCGACCACCTGCCCGCCCTCTAGCTGGGCTAGCGTGATCGGGGTCTCCTTCATCAGCCAGTATTCAGTGACCCGAACCGTATCGAGCGTGTACCAACCTTGTACATCGTGGGTCGGGATCGTCAGGTCGGACGGCATTTCGTCCTTAAACCGCGCCTCGAACACCTTGCGCGGCATCTCCTCGACCACGAAGCAGTACTGGGCGTCCTTGCCCGTGCGCTCGGTCGAGAGCGGGTCCCAGACCACGGCGAAAGGGTTGGGAACCGAGTCAATGGTGATGTCGCGTTCGAACCCGTCGTCCGCCGCGTACTTCAGCCCAACGCGCATGTTGGCGATACCGCACGCCACCTGGGTCTGGCCGGTCTCCGCGTAAACGCCTTGGGCGTCGTTGTCGCGCTCGATGGAGCGGATCAGCCCCTCACGGATCGAGGCCAGGTCCTTGTCGGCGTCCTCGGCCGGGCGAACACGAATGGCCGGGCGGTTGATGCGGATGTCGCCCGCAACCTGGGCCACGAACTGCGGAAGCGTGTTGATCGTCAGGCACGGCCGACCCTTGCGAGCCAGCAGCGCCTCGGGCTCCCATTGCTCTCCGGCGAAGAACTTGAGGTCGTCAATCCCGGCCTCGCGGTTCTCGCGGTCGAAGTCCAGCGCCTCCTGGAAACGCTCGCGCGCCTCCTTCAGGAACTCGTCTTCGTCCTTGTAGCCGTCTGGATACTTGGGGCGCTTGCTTGCCATCAGGAAGCCCTAAGCTGAGCGCGGACGTACCCCACATACGACCGGGTGCATCCGAACCTCTCCGCAACCTGAGCGGCGGGGATGGGCTTGGCCGCCCACTGTCGCAACTCTTGGCGCTGCGCCTTGCTGAACCTTGACCCTGTGACCGTCACGCCATGTCGGATGGCGTCGATGCGGTTAGACTTGGCGTCGCCCCAATAGAGATTGGCGGCGCGGTCGTCTGTGTGGTCGCCGTTGATGTGGCAAGCCATAGACTGAGGGGTGGCCGGCGGGCCGTGAAAGGCGATGGCGACTAGGCGGTAAATATTGCGGTAGGTCTTCCGGCAGTGAACGCTAAACGTGAACCGCGCCCTGCCAGTCCGATCGGGCGGACAGCGCAGAATCCGGCCGTCATCGGCTCGACGCAGTTGTCCCATTGAAGACACCTCGTAAGCCGGAAATTCCGAGACTGTGCGCCACTCGGTCATTGGCCCATCCAGGAATTAGCGCCGACGTGCTGGCGCTCGCGTTTGGCCTCGCGCTTCTGGCGGGGCTCCTCGTAGGCGACGCACATCAGGCCAAAGGCGTCCGCGCCGTGGCTCGCCCAGTCATGCTCAGGACCAAGGCCGATGTTGCGGGCCTCGTCCTTTTTCTCGTGGTAGGCGCCCAAGGCATCGACGCCCGGCCCCGTCGTGTCCTCGTTGAACCAGATGCGCGGGAACAGACGGCGAGCCGCCTCGACCCGCTGCATGGCCGCGCCCTTGCCCTGGTTCTTGACCACCTCGACCGAGAAGCCCGCCTCGCGGACGTGATCCTCGAAGCGAACGGCGGTTAGGTGGTTGGCCTGTTGCCCATCGTGGGGCAGGACACAGAGCGCGTTGCCGTATCCCTTGCTTCTCAGCCATGACAGGTGAGTGCCGAGCGGCTGGCCCGACGCTTCGTAGTAGTCCAGCACCCGGATTTCGCGCCCGACGAACTGAGCGACCCAGATGGCCGTCGCGTCCCTGGTGCCGATGTCCCAGAACGCCCGGTACTGCATCAGCGGATCAGCGGCGACGTGGCCAATCCGCTTGTCCTTGCGGGCCTGCGAAAGCTGGCTGGCGAAATAGGCGCCGTCGAAGACCTTCACGTAATCGCCTTCCCATACGTGATCGTACTGGTCTGGGCGGTCGCGCTCGTCGTCGCTGCGCTCAACCTCCAGCTCATCGGGGAACCACGGATTGTCGGACCAGTTGGCGCGGACCACGATGGCTCCGGTCGGAGGGCTCGATCCCCTCAACAGCGCATCAACCGCGTCGGTCTTTCTCCGTGGGTTCCAGGAGAACCAAAGCTCCGAGCCGGGCTTGCGGATCGTCGGGCGCAGCAGCGTGAGGCTGTGCTGGCTTAGGGACTGCGCCTCCTCGACCCAGGCCACGTCGAACGCCTCGAACGACTTGACCGTCTCGGCCGTGTGATCCTGCATCCCCTGGAAAGCGATAACCCCGCCGCCGGGCGTGTTGATCTCCGTCTTCAGGCTCTCGAACTGCGTGGCCAGGCCAAGCGCCTCGATCTTGTCCTCGATCAGCTTTTTGACCGACTGCTTAAGCGAGAGCTGCACTTCCCGAACGCAAAGGATGCGCGTGCCGGGGTCCATGATGCAGCGCTCAACCGCCATCTCGGCGAAAAAGTGCGACTTGCCCGACCCCCGCCCGCCGAACGCGCCCTTGTAGCGGCTGGGCTCCAATAGCTGGGCGAAGACCCTAGGCGTCTCGATGTCCAGGATCGACAATGGTGCGCCTGACTTCGGTGATCGCGGCCTTCACGTTGGCGTCGATGTCCATGGTCTGCGTGGGCTTGCCGTGGGCGCGGTCCAGGATGGAGTTGGCCGCCGCTACCTTGGCCGCGTCGCTCTCGCTGGTCGTCGCCACAGTGACCAGCACCTGAAGGGCCTGGGCGCTGTACTCTTGAGCGGCCTCGCGAATGGAAGCCGTCACCTTGTTTACCGCGCCTTGTGGCCGACCGGAGCCTTCGCGCTTTCCGCCTCGGGCCATGTTTGATTTCTCTGATAAAAGATCAGCCGCCCGGCAGCTTCAGCCTGACGACCGTGTTGACGGGCTCGGCCTGGGCTTCGGTGCCGCGGCCGGCCAGGAAGGCGTCGAAGTTTTGGGCCGCTTCCCTGGTCAACTTGTGGTCCTGCTTGTCGGAGGTGCACTCGACTGCGAAGCCCAACGCCATCAGGCGGCGTTCTTCGGGGTGGATGCCGTTGCAGAACAGGCTCATGGCCCCCTCCGTCCGTTGACAGTGCCCACGCCCATCAGCCTTCCGACCACACGCTCGCCCAGCTTGCGGCGCTTGGCCTCGGCTATGGCCTCACGGAGGTTGTTGGCGATCAGGTTGCCGGTAAACAGTGAGCCACGGCCTTCAGGGGTGATGGCGAGGAACTCGGTAACGTAGATCTTGCCGGTGCGCGCGAGTGCTCGCTGCTGCTCATCCGAGAAGCCGAACAACTCGCTGAAACAGAACCCGTCGATCTCGGGCCGATCAGCGTGAACGGGGCCGGGGAGGTCGTGCTGGGTTGTGTTCACAGCCAGCGCCTCAACGCCCAGTGCGCTAAGGAAAGCAGCACCACAGCCCCGATAACCCCGAACACGAGGCCGAAGCCAAGGCCAGCGCCGTGTAGTAGGCCCTGGAGCATGGGGGCTCTCCTGGGATGGGGTCGCGCTCACGACCACAGCTACAAGGTCAAGGCTCGCGTAAAGCGGCTCTGCGGGGATGTCAGCTTGTCGGAGCGCGATTGGTTGGGCTAGGCGGCCTTTTTAGCCGCCAGCTTCTTGTCGAGGTCGGCGCGAACTCTGCGCTCGGTCGTCGCCATCTGCTTGACGAGCCCGGCGCGTTCCATTGCCGATATGGGGCGCTTCATGCAAAGCGCGTAGTCGTAGATCAGGGCCTCATGCCGGGTCTGCACCAAGCTCGCGGCGCCGTAGCCGCTGGCGTTGATGCTCTCGCGTTGGCCGCCGATGCGAAAGCCCCTCGGAGCGCCCAGCAGCCAAGCCGCGTCAGCCACGGCTGCGAAGCCGGGGTCTGTCTCGCGATCCTCGCAGAGAAACCCAGTATGGTAGACGATACGCTCGCCAGCGGTGGCGGCGGACACGGCGGTCAGGAACGCGGTCGGCGTCATTGGGGCTTCTCCTCTAGGGACATGGCAAAGCGCGCCAAAAGCGGTGAGGCTTGGCGGGCGTTGCGGTGATGGGCTGAAAAGGAAACGCCCCGGCCGGTGGGCTCAGGGCGTTTATGCTTTGACACGCAAATCGCGCATCTAGGCCTAATGATACGTTATCGGGGCCGGGCGTCAAGCCCCCTTTTACGCCGCCTTTCTCGGTTGCCTGTCCATGTCCCCATAGGCCGCGTCAACAAGCCCGCACAGCCCAACGATGGCCTTGGCCTGGGCCTTGTGGCCGATCCAGCCGAACCGGGCCATGACAGCGCGCCAATTGTTCACCGGCTTGCCCTCGACCACGGACGGGGCGCACAGGCCTTGCAGCTCGCGGGCTCGGGCGCCCAATGCCGCGTACAAGGCCCGCACCCGCCGGCCAGCGTCCAGGGAGCGCGCCGTAACGCCCTCGACATGGCCCCGCGACCCATCAACCACCACGTCGGAGCGACCGCCCTCCACGCGGAACTGAGCGGCCAGGTCTTCCTCGAAACGGCGGATCGAGGAAAAGGCGCTTTCCGTGATCGAGCCCCGGCTGAACAGCAGCGCGGCCCAATCGTAACGCTGCGCCCTGCCCTCCCGCTTCCGGTCTGTGTCGGTTACGCCCACGTTGCCGTTCTCGACCAGCATCAGGGCCTCGCGGTTGATTCCCCACTTTTCGGGGTCCTTGCGTTCCTCCCAGCGGCGACGGGCAATCTCGGCCGGGTCTGTGGGTCTATTGATCTTCTGCTTCTTAGCCATCTGACGCCCCGCTAACCGTTGAAATTGTACGCGATTTGGGCTAAATTGCCTAGTGCAACTCGACTATCTCCAGGCCGGGCGCTGCGACCATTTCGAAGTCGGCGGTGGCCGGGTCGAAGTGAATCTCGACCGCGCCCGAACGCAGCAGCGTCAGGCCCGAGGCCAGGACCTCCGCGTCGGTGGCGTCCTCGTAGTGGGGCAGATGGCCCAGGCACTCAAATATCGGGATCGTCAGGGCGTCGAGCTGGGCGGGCGTCAAGCCTTCAAGGTCGGCGGCTTTGGTGATGATGGTCGTCATGGTGGTTTCTCCTGCTGTTGATTGGAGGCGGCGGGCCATCTACCCCTCCCCCTCGGATAGGGCTTGGTTGATCATGGCTCGCCAGGACGGTCGGCTATCCACGCCGTCCAATCCCTCGCCGGGCTCCAGGCTCCAGTCGAGACCGTCTTTCCGCATGGCCTCGTCGCCAGCCTCCACCATCCCCTCGCTTGGTTCACGAAGGGCGGTTAGGGCGGCGCGGGCGCTGGGAATAAGCGACTCCCACACCCGGCACGCTCGCGGCGCCCCTTCGAACGCTGTAACGGATGTAGCGTCCGGGTCCATTCCCCGCGCTCTTGCTATCGCCCTCGAAACCTTCTCGACGGTGCTCATGGGGTGGGGGCCTCCGGCTTGGCGACTCGGCCGACCGACATGGAGTACTCGACGCCTTGGACTGTGAACCACAGGTCCGCGCTTCCGAAGCCTCCACCGGTGTCCATGCTCGTTCCCTCGTCCGTCATCGGCTTGATGCGCTCGCGGATTTCTTGAATCAGCGAGTAAGGCTCCCCGCTATCGGGCGGCATGATCTGGTCAATCAGGCCCATCGTGATTTTGGCGCGTTCTTTTTCGCTCATGTGCGGCTCCCGAAGCGGGCTAGGCGGTTGCGGAGGGTCATGCGGACTTCCTTTCGGGTTCGGGCTTTGGCCCCCAGGTCGCGCGCCATTCGCCGGTGTCGCGGTAGTGGCGAAGGCGGCGGGCCTCATCCTCCGGCGTGGTGGGGGTGAGCTTTTTCGGGGCCGGGGCGTAGTCCTTCCACCGGCCGCGTTGGATGATCCGATGAGCGGCCTTGGCGAACTGTCCGGCGTCCCGCTTGCAGTCCGGCAGAGCGTAGTACGCCTTGACAGAGCCGAAGATGGCCGCCGGGGTTGAGCCGTCCTTCACCTGGACTTGGAGCGCGTCGAGGATGTCTGGGCGGGTTGAGCGTCGGTAGCCTTCGGGCTGGAGGAAGTAGATCGCCTCGGCAACGTCAGTGAGCGAAATCGGGGCTTTGGATGCGTTAGCATCCTCTATCTGGCTTCTGGCTTCTGGCTTCTTAGGTATGCCGTCCGTATCGGCTTCGGTAATACGGGCGGCATTTTCTCGTTTGTTTTTAGGCGCTTGCTTCGGTGCCGAAGGTGTCGCTTTCGACCACCTTTTCTCGACGTTTGCTCGCTGTTTCGCTGACGTGGCAGTGTCCCGCCGCATCTTCCGTGAGTAGATAACACCGGCTCGGGTGCGGCTGAATGTGCCCGCGGCCTCAAGCTCACCAAGCAGGGCTTGGGCTATGTCGGCCGGCACACCAGCAAGCGCAGCGAGCTGTGCATCCGTAACGGGGCGGCCGTTTAACAGCAAATGGCCGCGCGGCTCCGCCTCGTGCATGAGACAGAGCATTTCTATCCAAATCCCGCGAGCGGCCATAGACACGGCGCGCAAGCTGGGTTCAGCCCTCCAATCGGCAGGGTAGAACTTGAACCAGGGTTGGCCGCTCATCGGCGCACCCGCTTAATGGTGGTCGCGGCGGCCTTAACCGCAGCCGCCCGAGCCCTTCGCTCTGCGGCGCTCATGGCGGCCCATTGCCGCTGCGATATGCCGAGTTGGCGCAGCGATACGCCAAGCTGGCGAGGGCTTAGGCCGAGCGCGCGGGGGTTGTCTCCACTGTCCCTGCCCATTATCGGCGCTCCCCTGGCAGATCACGGATGACATTGCAGGCCACGTCAGCGAACGCCTTGAGGTTGCAGATCGGGCCGGAGCGGTTCTTGTGGATCAGCAGCTCGATCACGTTCTCGACCGCCGCCGCCTTCGCCTGATCGTCGGGATCGGGCGACCGCTCCAGGTAGTAAGCGTCTCGGTACAGAAGGCAGATGAAGTCGGCGATCTGCTCGATGGCCCCGGACCAGTTCAGGTCGGCCAGGGTCGGGCGCTTGTCGTTGCGGCTTTCGGTGTTCCGGTTGACCTGGCAAAGCGCGATGATGGGGCAACGGAGTTGCTTGGCGATGGCCTTCAGCTCGTTGACCACGTCGGCGGTCTCTGCGGCCTTGGAGTCGCCCCGGCGGGTGTGAGCCTTCACAAGCCCGATGTGGTCGATGACCACGGCGCCTGGATCTACCCCGGCCTTTTTCCACGCCCTGATCTGGCGCTGGGCTTGCGAGCGGATGTCCTCGATCGTCAGCCCGCCCACGTCGGAAACGGCGATGGGGAGGGCCGCCAGTGAGCGCGCGGCTTGCCGGGCTCTGTCCTTTTGCTCCGGCCCGCCCCTGCCCTTAAGAAGGTCCCCATAGCGGACGTTCTCGAAATAGGCGTCGTAGCGGCGCTCGGGGTCATAGGCGATGTCGGAGATGAGCCGGGCCTGTACCTCACGCAGCGGCATTTCGAGGGAGAAGATCATCACCCCCCTGCCCTGCTCGGCAAGGCCGCGCGCGAGCGCCAGAGCCACCACAGATTTACCCATGCTGGTCCGGCCGCCGATGAACCACACGTCGTCTTGACGAATGCCCGCCGTGACGTGGTCAAGCACCTCCAGACCGACCGGCACGCCCCTATGATCCCCGCGCCATGCGGCCTCGATCATGTCCAGCGCCGTCAGGCCAGCAGGGACCGCCGTGGGCTTTGTGGAGGAGTCCCGCGCGATGTCAGCGGCCCCACGCTCCAGATCGGCGAGAAGGCCGTCAGCGGGTTCATCGGAGGCTTGCGCGGCACATTCCCCGATCACCCTGCACAGCCCGTTGAGGCTACGGCGGGTGGATGCATCAAGCACATGCTCCATATGCGCCGGCAGAGCCCATAGGGTCGCCTTGTCCACGAGCTGCAACAGGTAGGGCGCGCCCCCGAGTTCGGCCAGGCCCGTATCGGCCCCAAGGTCGCGAGCGACGGTGATGGGGTCGGGCGGGGAGCCGGTGCGGAACCGCTTAAGCATCGCCTCCCAAATGCGCGAATGGGCGGGCTCGCCGAAATGCTCGGGCCGGATGCGCTCAAAGGCTTCGGTCGCCGCGTCAGCGTCGTACAGCGCGCCGCCGATCAGGGCTTGCTCTGCTTCGGTCGCGCTAAGGGCGATGTCGTAGGCAATGGCTGGGATCATGGCGAATTGGCCGTAAGATGAGCGATGCGCAATGCCGCCTGATTCCCATCTTTGGCGTCGTCGGCCTGGATCAATGCGGCAGCGGCAAATGACGCTATCCCTTGCGCCGTGTGGATGCGGTCTTGCGATGTCTCGCCGGAAAGAACAGCGTCGGTGATGAGGCGGTGCAAATCAGTCATGCGAGCAACTCTAAAGTGCTTCGCAAGGCCATTCGCGCACCGATTCGCGGGTGTCCACAGGGGATGCACAGCAATGCGATCATGCCGCCACATCCATAACCACGGCGTAGGACACGACGGGGATGGCCCGATCTTGGCGGACCAGAACAACGCCGTAGCGCCCGACTTGGCGGCCGGGGAAAACCTCGGCCTCCGGGCAAACCTCGTGGCCGCCGTCCGCAATCAGCCGGGCAACGAAGTCGTCGTCGGACAGCGCGGGGCGGAACCATCCGTCGCTGAACGCCTGGGCCTGCTCTTGGGCGCGGGCTCGGCGCAGCATGTGCTGTTCCTCGGTAAGGTGGTCGAAGCTCATGCGGCCCCCAATGGCGTGATCGTGACGCGGACGATTGGAGCCGGGACGGGATCGGGCGAGCCCCACCGGACCAAGCTGGCTTGACAGTCGGCGTCGTCGCGAATGACGCCCGCTTCCTGCAAAGCATCCCCAAGGCTCTTAGGGATGTTCTCTATGTCTCTGCGGCGACGGTCTGGTCGGTCAACCACGTACTCGATGGTATAGGGTCCGGCGATTGACTGGCCGCGCGCGGTAAGCCGAACGGTCATTTCCGCCTCACGCCGCCAAGCCCTGTACTTAGACGACATGATGCGCCGTCCGTTCACAACGGTTGTGTTGTGGTTGCTTGTCGGGGGATAGGGCATGTTGAGCACGATCACGCGGCCAGGCCTTTTTCCCAATTCGCCGACGCTTCGGTCTCCTGTTTCTTCAGGATGAACTCTGCGAGATTATTCTGGTTGTCTCTGAACAGCTTATCGCTTCCGCCGATGTAGGCGGCGCGGGCGTGGTCGCGGCAGTAAGAGCCGCGCGCCTTGCTGTGGCCGCAGTAGGCGAAGCCGCCCGGAACATCGTACGGCCAGCGGCAATGGCTGGGGCGCAAATCCAGGATGCCGATCATGTGCGGCACCACCCTGCACGCCAATTTCTCGCGCAGCGTCTCCGGCTGAATGAGAGCCTTGATCGCCCGCACACCCAACGCCCGCTCGCGCTTCTCGACCGTTGCGCGCGTTGGCTTGGCCAGGTGGGCGCGGTCATGCTTGCGCTTGATCTCGTACCGCTCGCGATGGGTGAGGCCGTCGTTGCGGATGTGGGCGAGGGTGGCGGGGTCGCGCCGGGAAAGACCCATGCGGTGCATGCGCCCTATCACCGCGTTCCGGGTGACGCCGCCGAGCGCCTTGGCCACCTCGGCGGCGGTCTTGCCGCCCTGCCACAACTTGACCGCAAGCTCGGTTCGTTCGTCGGTCCAGGTGCTCACGCCCGCCCCCTCAATAGCTGGTGGACGCGGGAGTTGAGCGCCTTCCAAGAGGGCTCAGACTTGGCGTGATCGGCCCTGTCCTTGCGGTAGCGGTCGCGAAGTTCAGACCATACCGGGTCCAGGTTCAGCGAGCTCTCCGGCTCCGGCCACTGGCGGAACGGCTGGAAAATCTTGAGCAGCCCCATCATGGGCTTGTCCCCTTACCCCTGCGCCCGAGATACCGGGGGGCGCTGTGTCCCGGCTTTAGGCTAGCGAGCCCCGACCTGACGCTTGCCGGTCTCTGACTTCAGGAGCTTGGCCATCATCAGGCAGGAGCCCTCAGTCGTGGCCGCGACGTAGACGATGCCGACCAGGGCGAGCTTGAGCGGGGAGCCCGTAGTGACGGCTTGCCAGAGCACGCCGAAAATCAGCGTTTGCGTCACGAACCAGACGCCGTTCGAGCACCAGGCGGCCTTGCGATGATAAGCAACGTCACCGCCGTTTCTGGATCGGCTGACCCAGGTAAAGGCCATGTTTTGGATGAAGGCGACGCACGCGAGCATCGGCAGCAATGCCCACAGCGGAAGGTTGGCGATAGAAGTCATGCAGCTTTTCCTTTGTGATGGCGTTCGTACTCGGCCTGAAGGACGCGCTTTTCGAGGTCGCTTTCGCCGCCACAGGTGAGGCCGCATTCGGCGTCGTGATCCTCGCCTTCATCGAAGAAGTGCGGCTGCTTGCTCACGTCGCGCTGAAGGTCGGCGTAACTGTACTCAGTCACGAACCGCGCGCCGCTCGCACTGGCGCGCATGGTGGTGACGCGGGACTCCTGCTCGATCCACCACTCGGCCATGCCGGGGTTCTCACGGATCAGCGCGTCGAGCTTGGCTCGGCTCTTGAGGAAGCAGAGGTCGCAGTTGCCTTCGTAGGATTTGAGCTGAAGGTCGAACGGCTGGGCATCCCAGAACGCCCTCACGTCTCGCACGGACACCTTCGCGTCAGCGAGCGGCATGATGGTGCGCCACCGCTCCTTGCCTGCGTCGTTGGCGGCGAGAGCGCGAATGACCCGATGGCCCTCGTCGAACCGGAGCCCGACGACGTTGCGCCAGTGGTCCCATCCCAGCGACCGGCAGAAGTCTCGGATGACGCGGACCTTTGCCTCTTGGGTGCAAAACCGGGTGACGGCGTTGGGGAGGTAACCCTTCTTGCCGATCAGCGCGGCGAGGGGCTGACCGTCGCGGCTGGCGCTGTTGAAGCCAACCGCCTCAAAGCAGGGCTTGCCATCCACCCATTCCAGCCAATGGACGTGAACGCCCCATCGGCTTCCGCATTCGTGGACGAAGCGCAGGGTCTCCTCGCGCTCCTTGCCAGTATTGGCGAAGGCGACGACCACGGCCGGCGGGAGCGTGCCGCCGTGCGCCTGAATGATCTGGTGCAGCATGTACGCGGACGTGCGCCCGCCCGAGAAGCTGATCAGCGCGGGGCCGTGGATAAGATACGGGTCGCTCAAGACCCCCTCCCCTCACTCCGGGAGGCGTCAAAAGCGCGGGGCTCTCCGGCTACAGGCGGGCCATCCGAATGATTGCCCAGGCTCGCCACCGTTGACCCACGGGTCCGAGCTTGCTCACCATCCGTCCGGTCCAGGCCACCGCAGCCAGACAGGCGAGATTGAAGCAGCGCCAGCCGATGTTCCTCGGCTTCCCATTTGTTGCGCTCATGTTCGGCGTCTCTCGCTTGTTGCGTGATGTATTGTTCTAGGGTTGTGTTGGTCGCGTCGAACACCAGCCCGACGAACAGCTTTGGGCCGCCGCGCTTGTGGTGCAGGATTTTGTTGAGCGTGTTCTTTGAGGCGTTCGCGTAGACCACCTTGGCGGCCTCGGATTCACTCAGGTCCCACTCGTGCGCCACATGGCCGACCGTCTTATCTGGCCAGCGATTGCGGACGTACTTGGCCAGAGCGTTTTCGAGCCCGTAGTCGTTTTTCCGAAAAGCCCGCGAATTTTCCCGGATCGTCATTCCAAGCTCCGTCATGGTTGAAACACCACGACGGACGGAGCGGACGAATGAGCGCGGACATCATCGACCTGAACAAGATCAGGCAGGCCCGCGCTTACAAAGCCGCTGCGGCACAGGAAATGGATCTTGAATATCGGGAGCTGCTTGAACAGCTTTCGGACGTGTACGAGGCAAAGGCGCTTGGCGGGGCGGGCTTGCAGGCCCGTCCGACGCCTTGAGTGAAGTTGCCGGGCTTCCGATCCTTTGCCGCAATACTCTCGGCGCCCACTACTCGGGAACCGGGCTCGCCACGGCTTTGACTCACGCAGGATCAGCTTCGAAGCGTCGCCCGGCTGGGCGCTTGCTATGATGGCGAGCCGGAAGAGGAAAAGATGATGCGCCCCCAGCCCGGAGCTAGGCTCAACAGACCGGGGGCTAGCCCGTGCGGCCAGGGGAGGGGCGACCGCAGGGACGTTGGAATGAGTGGACTCGCCAACCGAGCGAGCGCGTTCGCTACTGTTCAGCTTGCCGGTGCAGACTGCGGCGTCGCAATCGGAGCACGCGCAGATGTGCAAGTCCCTGAACGAGCTGGCCGCAATCCTTTCGGCCGCCAAGCCCAGCAAGAGAGTGGCCCTGCTGCTCGCATTGGCGAGGGCGCAGAACGTGGTCTCGATAAAGGGCAAGCGGCGGAAGTAGGGGGCCATCACGCGGCCTCCCGGTGGGCCGCCAGCTCAGAAAGCCGTTCGTGGGTTATGTCCGCAAAGCCCTTGCGTTCGGCCGCCTGGACGGTCGCCGCAAACCAGCGCGATCCGAGCGACCCACGACGCTTGGCTTGCTTGGCCGCGCCGGCGCTCATGCCGACTTCCCGCGCGAAAGCCGCCGGGCCGCCAAACAGGTCGATCACTTCAGCGAAAGAGTGCATGTGAATTGGGTACAATACGTGCCCGATTCAGTCAACACCAATCGTACCCAGCTCACAGGGTACAGTTCGTCATGGTTGAGCCAGACCTGAAAACCCCATCGGGGCGCCTGCAATGGGCGCGGGAAAGCTACGTGACCAGCGACGGGGGGCGGTTGACCTCTCCGCGCAAGGCCGCCAAGCACTTCGGCTGGAATGAGAACACCTACAAGAGCCACGAGAACGGCGTCCGCCAGGGCGAGGGCCTTAAGCTGAAACACGCAGAGAGGTACGCGCGCGCGTTCGGCGTGGACATCGCCTGGCTAATGACCGGCCGGGGAACGCCCTTCGCTCGCCGAGCCTAGGCCGCCTTACCCATTATCGCGGTGACATGCCCAAAATTGGGTACGTTTTGTGTTGACAGCATTGGGTACAAACCGTACCGTACCTCCATCAACCGGCCCCCGGAATGGAGAGACACGATGGCCCAGTCACAAGAGCGCACCGCCAAGGCCGCCACGGCTGAGGCCTTTGACGAGGGCCGCTGGTTCTCGACCTTCTGCCACGCCCCCAAGGGCTCGCACTGGTTCTGTCGGGGTGGTCGGCGGATCGGCCGGGGGGCTCGCTAATGACCCACCAGCCCGACCACCCCTCCGCCCCCGGCGCGATCCTCGCGATGCACCAGGACATGATCCGCCAGGGCCTGACCCACGCGGACGTTCTGGCGAGCTGGACCACCCCGGAAGCCGTTGCGCGGTTCGAAGCGCAGATGGCCGCCAAGCCCGCCGCTTCGAAGGCGAGGGCTGCGTGATGGGCGACAACGAACTTCCAATCATCGGCTACGCGCTGCGGAGGGCTTGGAGTGGTGGCGACGCCTACCTTTTGCGCCTTCACTCCGAGACGCCCAAGACGGCCCAAGCCACTGAGAAATCTTACGGCAATTGGTCCCGGCGGCCATCCCGCGTCAACAAGGACGATTTCCTTGTCCGCTGCGACACCGAGGGCGAGGCCGTCGCCATAGCAACGGCGGCGCGGGGCGCATGGGAGGCCCACGACGGCGCCGTGGCCGCCGCACACAAGGCCCTAGAAGCTGCGCGAGAAGCCCAGCGGCAAGCGTGGCGCGCGGCCTTCTCCCTCCCCTCCCAGGAGCGGGGGGAATGAAGGTCATCGCGCGAGGCCCCAACTTCATCGCCCACGGCCCGGATGAGGTTGATCAGACCGTCGTGGTGAACGGCAAGGTCGTCCACTTCGACTTCGACCGGCGCTTCGGCCCCCTGCTGACGGACGCGCACGGCGAGCCGCTGAAGCGCCAGCCGGTGTCCGAAAATCACCCGTTCTGGGCGCCGTTCAATGCGTGGCTGGCCGTGTGGCTCAATGCCAACCCCGACCCCGCCAAGCTGCCGGATCACACCGACCACCTAGACCGCAGCATGGCGCATCAAGCCGCGCCTAAGTCCAAGGACCAACCCAATGGCTGAGCATATGACAGGGCCGTACCGCGCCGAACACGGGGCGATCCACCACGAGGACACCGTCGCGCACTTCTTCACGGTGAGCCCGCCCGACTTCGCCGCTGACGTGGCGCACGCGCTCAACGCCGCTCGTGTCGCCCCTGCACTTCTAGAGGCGCTGGAGGGGCTGGCGAACGAGTGCGAGGCCGAGTTCACGCTCGACGGCAAGTGGGTCAGCGACGGGCAACTTGTGTCCCGCGCGACCTACGAAGCCGCCCGCTCCGCCCTCAACCTCGCCCGAGGCGGTGAGTGATGGCCCCGCAATTCCAGATCACGCAGAGCCCAGACGGTCGCGGCCTCGTGGACTGCGATTGGGTCTACGCCTTCGCGTCTCCCGACCTCGCCAAGTGGGCAATCGACACCGCCCAGACCGCCACCGAAGCCGCCCTGTCCAGAGCCTTCGGGGCGGGTGCTGAGAAGGAGTGAGCCACTTGATCGCCCCGAACAACCTCCGACCCGTTCGCTCCACCCGCGAAGCCATCCTGCTAGCCCAGGATATCGCCAACGCGCTTGTGGCGCCTGCACCCGTGATAGCGAGGCTCGCCCGAGACGTAGTGACCGACCCGGAAACCGGCTGCGTGGTCTGGCAGGGATCGCTCGATGCAAATGGTTACGGGCGCATCGTTGTTATGTGCCCGGAGGCCCGCCGTAAGGTCACGTGGCGGGCACACCGGCTGGCTTACGAGATCGCCCATGGGCCGATACCGCAGGGCTTAGTGATCGACCACCTGTGCCGAAATAGGCGGTGCTGCAACGCTGCGCACCTGGAGGTCGTGACCTCGCGCGAAAACGTCCTGCGCGGCATTGGCCCTTCGGCCATGAACGCGCGCAAGGATGCATGCGACAACGGCCACCCGTTCGTCGGCGAAAACCTTTACGTGTGGAAGGGGCACCGCGGATGCCGCGCGTGCAGACGGGCCGCTGTCTCCGAGAGCGCGCGGCGCAAACGCGAAGCGGCAGGCCCGGCGCCCCGCCAGACGCATTGCGTAAACGGGCACCCCCTCAGCGGCGACAACCTCTACGTCCACAACGGAAAGCGGTACTGCCGCACCTGCTGCCGCCGCCGCTCGAATGCCTACAAGGCCAGCAGGAGGGCGGCATGACCCGCCCGCCCAGGCTCGCCACCCGCATCCCTACCCCCCTCGCCCTAGCCGCCGTCTACCTCGCGGCCTTCCTGATCTGGAGCGCGCTCACATGAACGCAGCCGACCCCTTCACCCGAGCCTCGCCCACCTACCTCAACGCCATGCGCCATCAGGCCAGGTCCGGCCCCGCTTTCGAGGTCACCGGACGCAGGCCCCTATGGGTGGACTTCCTCGCCCTTGGCTCCCTGGTCGGGTTCGGCTGGCTGGTCCTGACGCTGGCCGCCGTGGTGTTCGCGTGATGGGCGTCGAGTTCGACAACCAGACCTTGCGCGACCTACGCCGCAGCATCCTCTACCGCGCCCGCCACTACCGCGACACCTACTTCCGCGACGGCTGGGGATTCGACCGCCGGATGCTCGCCCACATGCTTGAACACGCCCGCGACTACCGGGCCAGAGAGAAGGCCGACCATGCACTCGTCTGATTCACTCGGGTACATCTCGCCCGCGCTCGTTAAGGCGCTTGCGGAGATCGGCGGGGTCGCCAAGTCGGCGGACAACCCGTTTTTCAAGTCCAAGTACGCGACCCTAGAGGCCGTGATTGAGGCGAGCAAGCCGGTGCTTGTGGCCAATGGGCTCGCGGTCATGCAGGGCGGCGGCTCCTACTCCAACGGCGCCCTGGCGATCACCACCCGCATCATTCACGACACTGGCGAGTGGATCGAGACGACCATGGAGATTCCGCTGGCCAAGTCGGACCCGCAAGGCGCGGGCTCGGCGGTCAGCTACGGGCGACGCTACGCCCTTATGGCCCTGCTTAACATGCCCGCCGTGGATGACGACGGGAACGCCGCGAGCAAGCCCGCCGAGCCCCCGCAGCAGCTCGCCCCGACCATCCACCCCGAAGGCCCAGACTGGTGGGGCGCGACCGGCTACGGCCTGAACGCATCCCAGGCCAAGAAGGCGGGCATGGACGTGCGCCACGAGGACATGCGGTCGGAAATCAGCCGCCTATCCACGGGCGTCGAGTGGCGCAAGTGGTGCGCGGACAACTCCGAGGAGATCGGAAAGATGCCGCAGGCTTGGCGCGTGATCCTGCGCCAGGAGGCGGAAGAACAAGCCCGTGAGCTGGGCGTAGACCTCAACAACAGAAAGGCGGCTTGACCGTGGCTTATACCCCCAAACCGGGATCGTTCTCGCTATTCAAAAACGACCGCAAAGAGAAAGACACCCACCCGGACTATCGCGGCGACGGCGCCCTTCTGGACGGAACGCCGGCCTGGATCAGCGCATGGCTGAAAGAGGCCAACGGGAAGAAGTTCTTCTCGATCTCGATCAAGCCGAAGGACGACCAGGGTGCGGACTTTCGCGGCGGCAGTGCAGGCCCTGTGGCCGGGAGCGGCCGCGACGATCCGGCCGGTGGCTCCCCGTTCGACGACTCTGTGCCCTTCCTCGTCCGCGACACCATCCTCTAGCAGCAAGGGCGGCCGGGACGTTCAGGGTTAAGAGCCCCCCGGCCGGTTGCCTCCCATGAGCATCATTCCGATCCGCTACACATGGACCGGCCGGGCAATGGAGCCGATTGACCGACACCACAACCTCGCCGCCGCGCAGTTTACGACGGGCGAGGAGTACACCCTGGAGGAGTGGTCCGACCGCTCCAAGAGAAGCCATGACCACTTTTTCGTCTGCGTCGATCAGGCGTGGCAGACCCGGCCCGAGCGGCTAACCGAGCGGTTCCCCACGCCCGACCACCTCCGCAAGTTTGCGCTGATCCGCGCCGGCTACCGGGACGAGCGGTCGATTGTCTGCGCCTCCAAGGCCGAGGCCCTGCGTCTGGCGGCCTTCATCCGCCCCATGGACGAGTACGCCGTGGTGGTCCCCTCAGAGGCCGTGGTGACGGTCTACACGGCCAAGAGCCAATCGAAGAAGGCCATGGGGCCGAAGGTGTTTCAGGAGAGCAAGGACGCGGTGTTCGTTGTCCTGGCCGACATGCTGGGCGTTGAGCCCGGAGAGCTGGCGAGGGCCGCATGATCCGCCTGTCAGAAGATACCCGCCGCGCGCTGGCCGACGCCAAGGCCAAGGTCCGCGAGATCATGCGCCCGGAACTGGAGGCGCAGAAAATCGCCCGCAAGCAGGCCCGTAGGACGCGCGAGAAGGCCGTCCAGGGCGCTCCGGGGCAAAGGGAGCCCAGAGACACAGACGCGGCGTTCCTGGCCTACCTGCGCCGCCAGCCGTGCGAGGCGGCGGGCCTGGGTGGATGCTCGGGGCCGATTGAGGCCGCTCACATCCGGTACTCGGAGGCCGGGCGGGGCCGCAATCCGGGGCTGCAGCGGAAGAACCACGACCGCCACGCAAATCCGCTGTGCCGCTTCCACCACCAGCACGACCAGCACAAAGGGGCTGAGCGGGCTTTTTGGGCGCGGCTCGGCAAGGACGCTTACGCGACCGCGGAACGCCACTACGCCGCCTTTCTGGCCGGTCGCCCCTTCCCCGGCGGCAAGCATAAGGAGCAGCCATGACCGACAACCCGAGTTCGTTCCGCCCGCAAGAGGCGGGCTGGCAATCAATTGAGAGCGCGCCGAGGGATGGGACGCCGGTTCTGTTGATCGGCAAGTATCCGCAGGCTGTCGGGTGGTCGGACATCTATCAAGGCTGGTGGGACAAGTTCCTGAACGACTGCGAAGGGGCCTTCACCCGATGGCCGCACATGTTCGCTCCCACCCACTTCATGGCCATGCCCGCCCCTCCAGCAACCCCACCCGAGGCCCTGGTTACGACAGGTGCGGAGCCGAAGGCGAGCGAACTAAAAGACAACCCAGAGAGGGCGGTAGCCGAAGCTGCGACACCCGTTGAGGAGCGGCTGCGGAAAGCGGCTCACGGCTCGATCCATGAACGGTCGATGGTCCTGCTCAACGAAGCCGCCGACACAATCACAGACCTACGCGCCAAGCTCGCGGCTGCGGAGGAACAAGCGGAGCGTTGGGCGCAAGTCGCTGAAACCGGATTCGCGAAACGCAAGGCTGCGGAGGAACGGGTAAGGGCGCTGGAGGGCGTGGTGGTTCGCAACGTGGACGTGATGACGTGCGCCGGTTCCGATGAGGCAATCGTTAGCTCCCTCCTCTCCACCACCCCCGAAGGGAGCGAGTAGGATGAGGTCAGCCATTCTCTACGCCGCCTGCTGGTGCGCCCTGTTGGCCCTGCATCTCGGCCTACAGCTCGCGTTGATCGGGCAGGCTCCGGAGCCGCTTCAATCCGGCCTGACTATGGCGTGGGCGATATCCGCAACGATCTTTGCTGGGGTCGCGGTCCTGGTCGCCAGGCCCAACACCCCCAGCCCGAGGAGACGGTGATGAGTGAGCACCGCTGTGAGACGTGCCGGTTTTGGGACACGAAGCGAAGTCGAGACGCCCTGGTTGAAGTGCGTGATTGCCGCCGGTTCCCGCCCACCGTCTTGCCCGGTCCCAACCATGGGACCGTCGTGCCTTATCGCCCGCGTTTATGGCCCACTGATTGGTGCGGCGAATACCAACCCACGGAGCGGACCCCATGACCACCCCATCTGTTGAAGAGGCCGTGGCGAGGCTGACGGAGTTGGCCAAAGGACCGGACATCGGTCTTACCGACTTCCTTCCGCACCTCCGCGCCCTCCTCGCCGACCACGCCAACCTCCGCGCTCTGTTGGTCGAGGCTGGGGAGGGGTTGGGCGGCTTCGTTGCTCATTACCCCATGGGTATCAACCCGTTCTTGGACAACGCTTTCCGCCAAGCCCGCACCCTCCGCGACAAGATCAGGAAGGCGGCGGGGGGATGAGGGTCTGTCCAGAACGCGATGCGATCTGCCCGCCCATGACCGACAACCACGGGCTTAGTGCGGAGAACACGGACACCATCGCCCGGCTCCGCGAGGCGAAGGCGATCAGCCCGAACACCGCCGACCTGTTGACCGCCGCGTGGGCACAGACGAACGCACTCCTCGACGCCGCTCGTGAGGAAAGCGCGGCGAGGGTCAAGGCCGAAGTCGAGGGAAGCTGTTCGTTTTGGGAGCCCCGCCCCAAGGCCGACGCCATCCTTTCCCTCACCTCCCCACCCGTGGACGGGAAGCCGTGAGCAAGCGCGCCGCGTTCAGCCAGGCCGACGTGGAGCGCGTAGCCCGCGCCCTCAAGGCTGTGGGCGAAACGGTCGGCGCGGTGGATATCCGGCCGGATGGCTCCTTCCGGGTGTTGACCGGCCGCGAGGTCGCCGCGAACGAATCTCTCAGCCCGTTAGCGGCTTGGGAGCGGGAGCATGGTCACCGTGCGGCTTAGGGGTGTCCATGTCGTCACGGCGAAGGGGCGCGAGTACCACTACGCCTGGAGGGGCGGCCCTAGGCTCCCCGGCGTTCCTGGGTCGCCGTCCTACGTCGCGGCGTTCAATGCCGCCCACACGGCCCGGAAAACGCCCCTGGCGGGCACGTTCCGATCTGTGATCGTCCGGTACAAGGCCAGCCCGGCCTTCACCAAGCTCAGCGCCCACACACTGCGGGCCTACAGGAAGCACCTGGACGAGATCGATCGACGTTGGGGCTCACTGCCGATCAAGGCCCTGGACGATCCGGGCGTGCGCCGGCACTTCGTCAACTGGCGCGACGAGATGGCCGACAACGCCCGCACGGCGGACATGGCGATAGGCGTCCTAAAGCGCGTCCTGTCATGGGCGGAGGAGCGGGTCTATGTCACGTCCAATCAGGCCAAGCCCATCGGGCGCCTGCATCGGGCGGACAAGGCCGACGCGATCTGGACCGCCGACGACCTCACCGCCTTTCTGAAGGAAGCGAGCGCGGAGTTGGGCTGGGCGGTGGAGCTTGCGCTGCACACGGGCCTGCGCCAATCGGATCTGATCCGGCTGGCCTGGAATCATCGCGAGGGCGACGAGTTCAGGCTGCGGACGGCAAAGCGGGGGAAGTTTGTCGGCATCCCGATCACGCCGGGGTGCAAGGCGCTGCTGGAGCGCATCGAGAGGCGGGGGCCGGTGATCCTGTCCACCCAGCGCGGCAAGAAGCCCTGGACGGCGGATGGCCTGCGCTCCTCGTTCGGCAAGGCGTGCAAGGACGCCAAGGTATCGCGGACGTTCCACGATCTGCGCCGCACCGCCGCGACCAATCTCGTTTCAGCCGGGATCGACTCCGCTCAGGTGGCGTCGATCATGGGCTGGGCAGAGGATGACGTTGAGGCGATGAAGCGGAAGTATGTGAGCCGGTCGGCGGTCGTCGCCGCCGTGCTTGCGAAGCTGGAAAAGGGGGGCTAAGAGAACGCTCCCCGAACGGTTGGGTGTAAAACCCTCAACAAAACTGCAAAAGCGGTAAAGCGCGGGGAGCCGAGAAACCTAATAGGTTCAAGGCGATGGGTGCATAGCTCAGTTGGTAGAGCAGCTGACTCTTAATCAGCCCCTATACCCGCAAATTCAAAGCCTTGACTACACACCCGGCCCGTTTTCGGCGCTTTCGTCCCGAGGGGGCCGCCCGGAAATGTAAAACTTTTGGCGCTTCCGAAACTCGATCTCCCACAGCACCCGCTCATCCCGCCTAGCCTGCTCCCTGCATTCATCTATCCAGGCTGCACATTCTGGAAATGCAGCTCGGATGTGGACAAGGGCGACGGGGGTTAATCTGAACGCGTGCGCTAGGTCGCGGTCCCGGTAGAGGTCAGGCTGCATCGGCGTAGGTCCGGCCGTAGCGATGGCGCAGCAGCACCATTTCCTCGATCGACCAGCGTCGGACGAATCCGCCCCAGACCGTCGCCTCGCAAATGCCCGAGCGCCATGTTGAGGCGCCCTTGTTGGCGAACCCCTCGATGAAGCCCGGCGGCAATGCGCTGGCCGCAGAGTAGACGGTCGGGGATCTGAACGGGCCGGACTTGTGGTCGGAGAGCTGCAGGGCTCGATGATCGTCGCCGTGGATGATGTCGCACATGGCCTTGTTCGCGCGCTGGCCTTGGGCGAGAGGCCTTCCCAGCCCATTGAACGGAACGTGCGTCACGCCCACGCCACCGAAAAAACGGAACTCGCCGTAGGGCGAAGTCCGCCAGCCCCATTGCAGGAACGCCTCCTCGACCATGTGGCCATGAGACACCCCGTCCGGGTGCTGGTTATCGTAGCGCCAGGCGCGGACCTCATGGTTGCCTAGGGTGATGTGGAGCTTCGGCTTATGCCCGGCGAGCCCATCCTGAAACGCCCGCTGGCTTTCGTGGAAGCTCTCGCGGTCCTGGTCGAACGTGGGCTTTGCGCGGCCCTCGAATGTCGCCCGGTCCGTGTGTGACGAGAAGCAATCCATCGTCCACCAATCGCCGACCGAGACAACACGGTCGATCCCGCGCTCTGCGATGTAGGCGCCCAGCCAGCGGAACCGTTCCTTGTTGGGAAGGTGCGGGCTGTCGTGGGCGTCCCCGATGATGGCCAGCCGCATCGGCTCCCCATCGGGCTCCGGCTCGGCGATGTGGTCCTGCGAGGGAATGACCGGCTCGCCGGGTAGCTTGTGCTGGTACTGGCGCGGGCGGAACAGCGTATCGTCGGGTTCGGCTCCGTGTCGATCTCTCGCCAGCCGCAGCCATGTGTGAATCATGTCGGGGTTGCTGAACAGCCCCTCGCGGGCGCATCGCCTGCCGGCCTCTACCTTGGCGCCCTGACGGGGATCGAACCCGGCTCGGTAGGCGTCGTTCGTCAGCTCGACGGCGCGGAGTAGCGCCGCCTCTGGAACGGGCTTGGCGGCCATTAGCTCTCCTGGTCCTGGCGAGCCGTGTGGCCCCGTCCACCGAGGAGGCGCTTAACGTCGGCGCGAACCTCGTCGAGTAGCGACATTTTCCCGCTGATTGCGGAGATGGCGTCGGCGGTTGACCGGCCCTCAACCTTGAGCTCGGCGGTGTCGCGTTCGACCACGCTCAGGCGGGAGTGGTGTTCTCCGAAGCGGAACGCGATCTGCACCGCCATGGCCATCATCCCGGCTGCGAGGCCTAGGAACGCGATGATGGCGCTAACGACTGCGATCCAGTTGCCGACCGTCATGACTCGACCCCGCTGCCTGGCCGTGTTTGGTAGCCTTTAGCCATTGTCAGTCCTCGCTAGGGGCTGGGGGTGGTCAGGGCGGGGTGACGTGTCAGCGCCATCCCGTCCGCCTGTTACGCTTGGCGATTCAGGGGTGTTGGTGGTAGTATTCGCGGATGGAAAACGCGCGACCGACGTGCATCGCGGAACACTACGAGAGACTACTTACCGACCCGGCCCACAGGGATTCAGTGTCGTCTCGCTTCTGGGTCAAAGTAGACATGTCCGGCGGCCCTGGCGCTTGCTGGCCATGGCTCGCTTGCAAGCCGAGCCGCCCTGGCGGGTACGGGCGCTTTGGCCTGGGGGGCCGGGGCGGGACCACGGACGCGCACCGCGCCGCGTTCGCGCTCCACCACGGCCGAATGCCGAACGGTGGCTACGTCTGCCATCGCTGCGACAACCCCTTGTGTTGCAACCCTCGCCATCTGTTCGATGGCACCCCGGCGGACAACGCTAGAGACATGGCGGACAAGGGGCGGCGCGTGGCCCCGCCGCTGCTGCGCGGCGAGGCGCATCCCAGCGCGAAGCACACGGCAGATCAGGTTCGCGCCGTTCGCGTCATGACCGCCGATGGGGTCGTGCGCTCTAAGATTATCTCAACCCTTGGCGTCTCTAAGTCGTTTGTTGACCGCGTCCGAGCGGGCGAGAAGTGGGCGCACGTCACTTAGCCCAAACCCGCCACCATGGGTGTGGCTTAAGCTTTTCGGTCAACTCAGCGCCCAGCGCATTGTAAACGTCGATCACTGCCACCGCAGCCGAGCGCCTAGCCTCGCACACGGCCAAAGCGCCCTCTTGCCGTACCGAGAAGGCCGCAAGCTCCCCAACGGTCTCCACGGCCAGGAAATCGGGCCTGGGGCATGGCTCCCTAAGCACCGCCGCGACGGGGATAGTCAGCACGGGGACCGGAGCGGTAGCGGTAGCGGTAGCGCAGCCAGCCGCGGCTAGCGCGCACAGCCCGGCGAACGCGGCCCTCATTGGGTGGGCTCGCGGAAGGACTGAACGCCCGCGCGCCAGCTATCCAGTACGCCAGCAGGAACAACAGCATCCCCGCCAGGAGCCGCAGCGACCGCATCGGCGAACCTCTCGGCTTGCACGGTGATGGAGACCTCGCGCGTCTGGGCGGCCTGGACCGCTTCGGCGGCGGTCTGGTTCAGGTCGCCTTGGGTGGTGGCGACTATGGCTTGCGACCGCGCCGCGTCCCGCTCCGCCCGCGCTCGGTCACGCTCACCCCATGCCGCTTGGAGCATGATGACGAGCGCCAGGAAGGCTATGAGCCCTCCGGCGTACAGGTAGGGCTTGGCGGGGAAGATCACGCCCCGGTCGCCTTGCGCTTCAGGTAGGCCGAGACGATCCCGGCGAGGATGGCGAGGCCGGCGATGGTGAGCAGGATGGTTTGGATCTTCCCAATCCAGGGGGCCGCCGATGCTGGGGCCAGAGCGGTTGCGGCGGTCTGCGCCGGTTCCGACCACTCCGCCACGGCCGAAGCCCCCACGGCGGCGAACCCGAGCGCGGAGGCCCGGATGCTGGTATCCTTGGCGATGGGCTTCGCGGGCGCGTTGTGGACGCCGGCCATCCTGATCCCCTCAAGGATCAGCGCGTCGGGATAGATGCAGCGCCCGTTCTCGTGGCGGATGATCGCCTTGACCAGCGGGAACATCACGTTCACGTCGTCCAGGTCGATGACGGCTTCGGGCTTCACGCCCAGCCCATCGGCGACAGCCCGGATATAGGCTTCGGTGTTGTTCTCGACCGGCGGCGCCCATCGGTCGATGATCTTGCGGACGGTGTTGACGCCCTTGCGCTGGTAGTTCAGCAGCAGCCGCGCAATCGCCCGGATGCCGAACTGCGGCGAGGTGAACACGATGAACCGGGGGTCGCCCGATTGATCGGCGGCCATGCCCTGCCACTTGTCCTTGCCACGGTCGATATTGCCGGGATTGTTGTTGCGCTCGCCACGGGTCGGCTTGCTCATGTAGCACCCAAAGAAAAGGCCGCCCGAAGGCGGCCGGTTGGACTCCAAGGTCTTAGGCGCCCTAGACGTGCGCCCAAACGCGCCTGTTGAGGACACGTCCGATAGTCACATTGCTCACACCGTAGCGCCGGGCGAGCCTGCTTTTGTCTCCGTGCCGGATGTCCTGGGCGCGGATGTGTTTCACGTCCAAGGCAGTAAGCGTGGTCATGTGATGATCCTCACCACGCCTGATCGGCGGGTTGACCTTGGTCCCATGGGCCACTTGGTCCGCCATGTTGGACGGGTGACTGTCCCAGCGCAGGTTGCCTAGGGCGTTGTTCGCGGGGTTGCCGTCGTTGTGGCACCCCTCCTCGCCTTCGGGCGCTGGCCCGACAAACGCCTCCAAAACCAGGCGGTGGACGCGGCGCATGTTGCCGCGCCCTAGGTTGACTACACAGCAGACGACCTTTCCGGCTCGCTTTCGTGGGGATGGCTTTAACAACCGCCCAGCCTTTGTGTAGTTATAGACGGGGCGGTCTTTTGACCTGACTCGGCCCGCGTCACTAACCTCGTAGTGCTCATGCCCGACGACGGGCAGCCAGCGTTCGTTTTCCATGGCCGATATTATACGTTAACCAATTGTTCGCGCAACGTTCTTTTCGGTCCACACGCCCCCGCTGTCCTGATAGCTCTCCAGGCGCAGTCCTTCATGCTTCTGCACGAACGCAGATGCTCCAGGCGGAATAGCTCGCATGGGTCAGCCTCAGATTTTGGTGGAGGGGACGCGCTAGCCCGTAAGGAACACCAGCGCCATAAGCACGCACAGGAACACGCTCGCACAGAGCGCGCGTCGGTCGTTACGGGACATTGCGTTAGGTCGAAATGCCGTAGAGTTCCCAATCAAAGGCGACGTTTCCGGCCGCCGTGGCGTTGGTCGAACTGATCGCCGCAAGCAACCGGATGGCTGTGGCCTTGGCGGTGTTGTTCGACCACTTGCCCGCCGCCTGGACGATGGTTTGCACCGCCCCGGCCCCGATGTCGCCCTGGTAGTGTCCGCCGCCCTCGATGCTCATGGCGTCGGTTCTGATCCGATAGCGGAGCACGGTCTTGACCTGCGGCACGTCCATCTGGTGGGTCAGCGGAATGACGAGCCCGATAGATGTGGCGAGCGGCACGGCGTCGTAAACATAGGTCGAATAATAGTTGCTGCTGGTCTGGAACGTCGGGCCAGCGCCGAAGCCCGCCCGGCAGGCTAGTATTGAGCGGTCGGTGTCGAGCTGCACTTCGCTCAGGATCAGCTCGTACTCCTCGAACGTCGCCGGGAGCGTGATGTCCACGCTGGCCTGGGTCGTCTCCGAGCCGCTATCGACCAGAACGCGGGCCAGCCGGTAGCCGCCCTCGGTCACGTTGCCAACCACGTCCAGGCCGCCGGTCACGTCCACGTCAGCGAAGTCGAGGACGAACGTGGTCCCCTGGGTCGAATCCCAGCCGCCCATCCGAGCATCACCGCCGGTATTGTCGCCGGTCGGGTCGCCCGTCTCGATCTGGACCTTGCCGCCCGCGCCGAACACACGGTAGCGGCCGTCACTGTCGAAGTCGTAAGACTGCCCCTCGGTCTCGCCCTGAACCTCCACATCGTCGTAGGTCTCAATGGTCGAGCCGGCGGCGTCCTTCCACCGAACGCGGTATTTCTGGTCGTCAGGTCCGAAGGCGGGGTCGAACCGGCCCGCTGCGTCTGCGGTCTGCGAGGTGATCGGGTTGGTCGCCGCGTTAGCGTCAGCGGCCGATGCGTAGGCGGCTTTCGCCGTCAGCGTGCCGTTGGAAAAGAACTCGATGGTCGAGCCGGAAATGGGCTCGCCGTCCGCGTCAAGCGCGGGGTTCCAGGGACCGAGGATTCTGCCGGCCATGCGGGCTCCTTCCCGCTGGGTGCGGGGTGTGTTAGTGTGGGGAATGCGCGAATTGATACGGCTGCTGACGCCGCCTGAGTGGTTCGAATGGGGCTGGGTCGCCCGGATCGTCTATGTGGCGGTGTTCGTCGGGCTAATGATCCCGGTGACGATGTTCGCCCATTGGGTCAGCGACCTGCTGTTCCCGAACTGGTGACGGCCGGAACCGCGACACCCAAGCGACCGCTGACCGCACCCCCAAGCCTGCCAACGGGGGCTGGTGCGGCAAGCGCCCTTAGCGCCTCCTCCGGCGACCCGATGCCAAGCTGAACGAGAACATTGCGCTCGGCCTCGGTCATGGTCAGGCCGCGCGCCATGCGCTGGACGAGCGGGCGAAGTGAGCCGCCGAGAACCTCCATTGCGTTAGAGAAGAACCCGAACGCGCCCTCCGCGTCCTGGCCGCGCAGCTGGGTCTGCGAGCCGGTGTTCGGGGCGATGAAGTTGGCCTGATCCTGCTTGCGGACCAAATTGCCAGCGGCGTCGGCGAACTGATCCCCCCGCTCCCCGTAAAGCTGATTTAGGTTGCCGCGAACGTCGGGGGCGGCGTCGATGTCAGCGAGACGCCCGCGCACCTGATCGCGGGTGCCGAAGTAGTCGCGGAGCCCTTGTCGGTTGGCGATCCGCGCGCCATCGACCGCTAGGGCGTTGGGGGCAAGTTCATCCATGGCCGGGGCGAACTCGCTTCGTGGCCCAAGCACGTTGGGCGCGTCCTCCGCGACTTCCATGGCCCGCGTCTGCGCCGCGTACTGTGCGCGGGGCTGGGCGAACAGTGCATCGAGGCCGGTGTCCATTTGGTCCACGCGGTTGCTGTAGCCTCTAGAAGCGCCGGTCGGACCTGTGCCGGCGGCTTCACGGCGGCCCATGTCGCGAAAGGCGCGGCGAACCGCTTCCAGTGTGCGCCCGGTCATCTGCGGAAAGCTGGACAGGTCGCCATCCGGCAGTTGGTCGAGTTCATTCAGGACATTGAGGTCGCCGTTGATTTCAGCAACGCGGCGAGCCTCTGCAATAGCCGCGCGTCCGGTGTTGCCCCGCATCGCCTCGGCCATCTCCCCCGTGATATCGACGGGCGCGGCGTCGGGGGCGGCGTAGCTGGCGTTGGCTGCGGTGCGGCGCTGAACGCGGGTGTTCTGAATGAATTGGGCGGGTGTCCGCGTCTCGCCCGGCGTGAGAGCGTTCGCCCTCTCGATGGCCCGGTTGGGGATGCTGGCGACCGTGGTGTCCCGGTAACTTTGGGCGGCGTTGCGCGCTGGCCCTGACTGGCTCCCGGCCGCTCTCACTAGGGCGCGGGTGTTCTCGCCCGCCACGTTCAGGAACTCGGGCGTAACGCCGCTCTGGCGCCATTGCTGGACGGTCTGATTGATTTGTTCCGAGGTGAGGCCGTCCTGTTGCAGCGCCTCGCGTAGCCGCGCCACCGCGCCCCGGTTGGCCCCGCCGAACGGCTGGCCGACAGCAGCGTTGGCCGCGCGCCCGACCGTCTGAGCGGCCCGCGCCACAGACGGAACCGCAGCGCCGACCACGGCTCCGACAGCCGCGCCCTTGGCCGCACCCTTGCCGCGCTCGACGATGTCGCCGCGCGAGTTGCCCGCCCCCGCAACCGCCCCCGTGACAGCGCCCAGGCCGCCGCTGCGGAGTGTGGCGTCTACTAGGCCCCGAGCCCGGCCCACGAAGCGCGCACCAGCGGCCACGCCAACGCCGGCCATGCCGCCGCCGATTTGAAGCCCAAGGTTCTGTACCGGCTTCTCTCGGGCGAAACGCGCGTCGGCTTCGGCGTTGGCGTCCATCACCGCGCCGAAAGCGTCGCGCATCCCGTAACTGGGCTCCTGACCGGAGGCGCGCTTGAACACGTTTCCGACGCCGGTTTCCAGGGCCGCACCCGCCGCGTCTATCTCATCAGCGAACCCGAAGGTTGCGCCCTTGTTGACGGCGCGAACCTGACCGGGTGCGCTGGCCACACGGCGGCGAGCGTCCGCGTCGGCCGCCTGTCGGCCGCGCAGCGGATTGGCGCGAACGTACTCCTCGGCAGCCTTGGCCGCGCCTTCGCGGTCGTTGCCCTGGACCTTGAGGGTCCGGCCGTCTAGCGCCTTAACCGTGAAGGTTTTCATTCACTCACCATGTAGCCATTGCTGGCCTTCCAGCCGGACGGAGGCGCGCTGCGGCCCGACTGAAGCTTCGGAACTCGCGTTTCAACGGAGCGCGGGATCGGACCATAGGTGCGCTCGTAAGCCCGGCGCCCTTGCTGGAGTTCACTGACCATCGCCCGGCGGCGAGCTTCCGCCTTTTGCCGGATGAGCTGGACGCTGTCCTGCGGCTCGGCAAAGTAGGTGCGATATTCGTTGGCCAGTTCCTGCGTGCCGATGGCGGCCCCTGATTCACGGCGCAACTTGGCCATGATCCATTCGTTCGCCGCCTGCATGTAAAGCGCGTCTTTGGGGTTCTCTGCCACAAGACGAGCGATCCCGTTTTCTTCGGTAATCTTTATTCCGACTGTGGGCCTGATTATACCCTGATCAACAAGGGTGTTCATCGTATCGTTAGCGCCAAACATCCGATACGAGAACTTTGCGGCCGAGCCCTCGTCCACCGTTGGGGCCTTTTCCGCTGCGGACGGGACGCCCTTTATCTCATTTGTGCGCGTGTTCCGCTGGCCCCCGCCGGGCAAATCTTCCCAACGGTCTGACGGCTTGGGCGCGCTTCCAGGGATGGAGCGGAGCGGAGCGGGGCCGCCGCCGCCAGCGAGCGCCTCCTGGCCGCCGCCGCCGATGAACTCTCCGAGCTGCTGATTGCGCCGCAGCCATGTCGGGAGCGCGGGCGCGCGGCTGGGGTTGCTCTGCGCTATCGACCGATAGCGGGCCTCGCGGAGTTGCAGGTACTTCCGCGGATCGCCGCCAGACTGGTCTAGCAGTTGCTTGGCCGCGCCGACGCCCATGTTGACGGCGGTGTCGAAGTGGACGGCTTGCAGCGGAGCCGGCAGGCTCTCGGCCCCACTCGGCCCCCAATAGCGTTGCTTGTAGATGTCGCGGGCGCGATCCGGGGTCAGCGACTTCACGTCGATGTCGGGATTGGCGCCCTGGTTGATGCCAAAGTTAGCGGGCGAGCCGTTACCGTCCGATGACGTGTAGCCGCCCTCCTGGGGCGCGACAAAGCCGTCATAGACAGCGTCAAAGCCGCCCGGCGCGGACTGGCCTTGTGGGGCTGCGGGGTTTGGCTGTTGCGTGGGGCGGCCGGGCAGTTCGATAAACCGGGTAGAGCCATCCGCGTCCGTCACCTCCTCCCAATTCGGGGCGTCGGGCCGGGGCGTGACGGCATAGCCCATCTCGACCTTGCCGGTGCGAGGATCGGTGCGGACCACGCCATCCGTCGTGTTTTGGAAGCCGTACTCGGCGGGCTCGGAGAACATCGCCCCCAGCCGCTCGCGCATGGCCGTCACGTCCTCGAACCGCTGCTGTGCAAGGTCGGGGATGACCTTCAGCGCATAGGGGTCGCGGGCGGCGCTGGCGAACGCCTCCGGGCTGGTGATGCCCTTCAGCACTTGGTAGGTGCGCTGGAGTTCGGCGTCGTCTACCTTGGCCTGCATGGCGGGCTTTTCCATCGCCCATCGCTCATCGGCCCGTGCATCGGTGCGGGTGTCGCGCTGGCGCTGGTAGGCGTCCTGATCGACCTGCCGGCGGTCGCTGGCTACCTGGCGCTCCTCCTGGCGCATGGCCAGGGCGTTTCGGGTCATATCGTCCCGACCCTGCGCGTAGTTAGAGAGCGCGTTGGCGGGCTTCAGGAGGTTCCAGTCGATGCTGATTGCCATTAGCCGCGCGCCCCGCCATAGCCTGCGTAATACGATCCGCTCCCGCTGAGCACATTGGGCTGGGCGCCGTAGCTCGATCCGCGCCGCCCGAAGGCGTACATCGCGTCCCCGATCAGGGCGTTGGTGCTCCCGGCCCCGGCCAACGCCGCGTTGGCGGTTATCCCGGCCTGGGTGTTATTGTTGCCGCTTACGCCGTTGACGTAGTTCGTGGACACGCCCGCGAGCGCATTTGCGCCACTTAAGCCTTGGTTCGACACGCTCAGGAGGTTGTTGGTCCGGGTGTCGAAGCGGTCGGTCGCGTAGCCCCGGTCGGCGTCGTAAATCCCGGTCCCGTAGGCCCGGTCCTGGGAGAAGATGTTGTCATTCCTGGACCGATTGGCCAGGAACATATCGGCCCCATAGCCCCGGTCGGATTCGAAGTTGCCGTCCTGGCGGGCGCGATCCGCTTCGAACGCCCCGGTCCCATAGGCCCGGTCCTGGGAGAAGATGTTGTCCTGACGGTTGCGGTCGTCGGAGAACTGGCCGTAAGCGAAGGCCCGCTCCCCGGTGAAGTCCCGCATCGCGAGGTTCTGCGAGAAGTCCAGCGCGCCCTTGAGCGCCGCGCCCGAGCGCAGAAGACCGTTGAAGGTCTTGTCGCTTTTGAGGGCTCCCATGCCCCTTTCCTGCTGGAAATTGAAGCCGGGCGTCTGGACATATTCGTCCATGCCGAACTTAAATCCGGCGTCGGTCGGGCGGGTGTATGCGGGCCGGGCAGTATCGGTCGGCCGGTTGAATGTCGGCGTCGGCCCCGCATCGGTGCGGGTGAAGGTCTGGCGCTGGCCCACCTGCGGGCCGTAGCTGGAGCCATCGGGCGCGGCCGGCTGGGCTTGGGCTTGCACCGTCTCGGGCGCTTGGCGGCCCTCTGCCTGGCCGTAGTTCTGGTAGTGCCACTGGGCGAACTGCTCGGGCGTTGAGATGCCCATCCCCGCCAGCGTGCCGCTCTGCATTTCCTGCTGGAACTCGGCGGCCACGTCGGGGTTGGCCTCCAGGTACGCGGCCCAATCCTGACCGCCCTGGCCGCTTTGCCCCGCGCTACCCTGTCCGCCGCTGATCCCGAGCTGGCGGTTGAGCGCGCCGGTCGCGCCCACGCCCGCGTCGATGTAGGGGCGAAGCGTGGCGCTGTTCTGGGCGTACTGCTCACGCTGGAGGGCGTTGTTCGCCGTCGTGGCCGCCGTGGCGGCGTCGGTCGCCTTGTTGGTCGCGCTCTTGTTGATCAGCGCGCCGCCGACTGCGCCGATGATCGGAGCCAGGGCGGCGAACGCAATGGTAGCGATCCCGTCCTGATCCCTCAGGCGGGGCGGGTCTTTCCAGTGCATGGAAACCTCTAGCTCAGGGTGATGTTGGAGGAGTCGCGCCACACGCCGTCAGCGCCCTTCATCCGAATGATGACGGCGGTATCGGTGACGCGGACCAGCTTGATCTCGTAGGGAAAGCCCAGGCTCTCCGTGGTGTCCTGGAGGAACTGCCGCATCCCTTCGGACATCGGCTCTTTCGGGATGGGCTTGCTCATCGCTCGTTCATCCGAAGCGTTGAGAACACCACCCGCGCATCGGCGGTCGAGCGGACCTCGAACACCCGGAAGTTCTTTATGAGGCCCAGCCGGGTCCAGCGAACCCGCAGGTCGTAGTCGCCCACCGCCCCCAGCGACCGCGTGCGCCAGTCGCTCCAGGAACGGCTCCGGTCGTCGCTGTAACGCAGGTCCACATAGGGGATCGTCCCGTCAACCGGGCCGATGCCGACCGCGCCCTCTAACTCGATGGAGTGGCAGATGTCTCGCCGGGCTGACGCCGATACAACCCGCTCGATGGGGTCGCCGTCATCGGTGAACGTGTCATTGTCGAACGTGAACACCCGGCCCGACAGGCTGTCCCCGAAGTAGCCGCCCGCCCCGCACCGGACCCGGAAGGTGTCTTCCTCCCAGGATGACCACTGCGCCCAGGCGAACACCGGGTCGCCGATCTCGATCTGGTAGGCCCACGTCCCCAGGCCGGGAATGTTCAACACATAGAAGTCGTGGCCATCGAATGAGGCGGCGAACGCGGTGCAGTCCTCCGGGGTCGCGCACTTGGCCAGCAGGGCGTCCACGCTCGGGCTGGAGACCTTCTGCGCCGCGTCGCCGGTCGTGTAGACCTTCACCCCTCCGGTTTCCGGGTCGTAGCCCACCCAGAACAGCCGGTTATCGATTGAGGCGACCGAGGCCGCCGCCGTGCAGCCCTTGTCGTACTTGCTGTTGAGCGAGCGGATCAGGGGGGCGTCCTGATCGCCGGTCTGGGTCCAGAACTCGACCGTCTGGCGGCCGATGAAGGCGATCTGATCGCCCACGATGGCCCCGTTGACGCTGGCGTCCGGTGCGCTGTCGGCGGTGGCGAAGGCCAGCCCGTCAATCGTGGTCGCGTCGTCAATGTCGCTGAAGTACCACTCGTCGTCTTCCAGGATCAGGAAGTAGAACCGCGCGCCGATGTACAGCACCGCCACGACCGACTTGTTGTCGGGGATGGCGATCTGGACGAAGGTTGTTCCGTTGTAGCACCACGCCTCCCCGCCCTGAACGAACACAATCTGGGCGTCCGAGGCGGCTATCGAGGCGAAGGTTCCGAGCGGGACCGAGCCAAGCAGGGTCGAGTTGCGGTAGACGCCGGTTCCCGAGACCTGGAACACGTCGCCCAGGAACACATCGGCTCCCCGGTAAATGGCGTTGACCGGGCCTGTGCCGACTTGGCGGGTTTCGACCAGTCCGGGGCGGGGAAGCCGGGCCGTGCGCGCCAACTCAGCCGGGGGCGCGGGCTCGATGTACATGTTGACCTGCCGGGCCTCCGACAGCCCATAGCCAGGCCTGCCATAACTGAACGGGGCGAAGTCTAGTTGCATCCGTCCCCCTCGTAGCTCTTGGCGCAGTGGTCGGTCTGGCCGATCATGCGGAATATCGCGTCAACAATGGCGACCCCCGCCTTGCCCCACCACTTCCCGGCCAGCTTGGCGCGATAGAGGCGGGAACTAATCGTTTCGTCGGGATGGCCCCAGAGGTGGGCGTTCAGAAGCTGATCCCAGGCGATGGCGAGGTTCAGGAGGTAGCGCCTCACGGCCAGCCGGTCGTTACGTCGATGGCGTCAAGCGCGGCTTGGTCCGCAGCCGTATCCACCGCGTCTTTGAGCACGAACAGCCGGGCCATCATCGCCCCGCCCCAGGAGCGGAGGTTCTGCAGCAGCGCCTTGGTCTCCGCGTAGGTGCCGGTGACGTAAGCGTTGTTCGTCGTGCGCGGCGGCATGGCGCAGGGTTGGCCCCCACCCCCCGCCGCAATGGCGTCGTCGCACACGTCCTTCAGCGTCAGCCAGTTGGCCTTGTCGGAGTCGCGAACCTGCAGGGTGTCGCCGTTCCCGAGCGGGAAGCCCACGGCCATGCGGGCGGTGTATTCCGCGACGGCCGCGGCGCGCTTGGCGGCCTTCAGCTCTGAGAACGTCGCGGGCGGGTTGACGGCCTCGGTCCCGGTCCACAACTGCCCGCCGCAGACCGGCACGCCCTCGGGGACCTCGAACACCTGCATCCCATGGCCAGATCCGAAGGTGTCCGGGTCGTCGGTGTAGGACACGGAGTCGATACGCTGCGGAAGCGGGCCGGGCTCTACAAGGATCATCATGAGATTTTCTTTCCCACGAGGAAGGCCCAGATATTATCCACGGAGAAATTCGGACCGGCGGACGAGTTGTAAAGCGTAGTCGTGCCCTGGACCTGCAATTCAACCACGGTTGAGCCGGCGAATGTAACAACGGTCATGGGAACTGCTGATACTGTGCCATCTCGTTCGCCATCCGTGCCGTCGTAGGCGACGGAAGTTACAAGCCCGTAAGCAATCGCGGCGGCGTTTGTTATGTCGTACAGGCGCGACATTGCTTGCGCGTTCGCCACGTTGTTTTGTGAAAGAGCCATAATCGACGAAAGCTCCCACGTCCCCGCCGCAAACGTCACCTGCCCGCCCGAGATCGACACCAAGCCGCCGTCGTCGCGGACTTCGGTGTTGATGGGGATTTGGCGCCATGCGGCAGTCGCATACGATGTCGAGCCCGATGCGGCCGCCGTCTGGTAGGTGAGGATGACCTGGGTGGCCGTGGCCCCCCCCGCAGCCTGGAATGTCGGATCGACGCCCGCGCCGTTGGAGGTCAGCACCTGGCCGGCGGTCCCCGCAGACGTGACCTGTATCGCGCCAGTCCCGTTGCCGATCAGCACGCCCGCATCGGTGAACGTCGCCGCTCCGGTGCCGCCGCCCGCAACCGGGAGACCGGTGCAGTTGGTCAGCACGCCGGACGCTGGCGTTCCGAGGGCGGGCGTGACCAGCGTGGGCGACGTGGCCAGCACCGGATTGCCCGTGCCGGTCGGCGTGCTGTTCTTGAGCAGCTTGCCGGTCGTGGTGTCGAACAGGGCGGGCACGCCATCGGTGGCGGAGGCGGGACCGACCACATCTCCCGTTCCCGCCGGACCCTGCGGGCCTGGATCTCCGGTCGCGCCTGTGGCTCCAGTGGCTCCCGTCGCGCCTGTGGCTCCAGTCGCCCCGGTGGGGATGGTCAGGTTGAGCGTCTGGGTCGGAGCGGACCCGGTTATCTCGGCGTCAGCGGAGGAACCCGCCGCGCCGGTCGTGACCGTGCCGATGGAGAGGCTGTTGGCCGGACCCGTTGCGCCCGTGGCGCCCGTGGGGCCTACGCTGGCCGGAAGCTCCACCTCAGCCGTGGAGGCCCCGCCGCCCGCGACGACTACACTGACCATCGGCTAGGCCCCAGCATGGCGGCATCGGCGGCGAAGTTGGCCCTGCGGCCATATCGCGCCCGCATCTTCGTTCGGGCCTCACCAGCGAGCCCAACTACGACCGGCGACAGCTCCACGCCGTACTCGGGCGCGAGACGGACCGCCAGCATCGCGGCAAGGCCGTCGATCATGTCCGCGTTCAGCGGGACCTCGCTGTTAAGCGTCAGGCTTTCAACCGGCATCCAGGCCGCCACGTCGGCGCAGTAATAGTAGGTCAGCGCCGCGTTGCTGTTGGTGTCCGTCACCTGAACCCGCGCCCCGTCTTTCGGAGCCCGGTCGTCATAGCCTTCGCACTTAAGGATGGTCTGACCGCAGCAGGTCAGAACCTTCTCCTCCGAGCCGACCACGACCGGGATCGTGACCGTCACCGCGCTATTGCTGTTGACCCGGATGCGCTCGTTCTCCTCAGCGGTGTAGTCCTCGTCGGTCTCCACGTCGGTCCACCACATGCCGGGCAGCGACAGGAGCATCGACTGCAACGCCTCCAGGGCGTCGGATGCGTCGGATGCGTCGGCGTCCTCTCCAGACGCCAGTACGCCCAGCATCCGCAGGCTGCGCTTGGTCAGAACCCGGCAAGTGGTCATTTAGCCCTCCGCGCGCGGGGCTTGGAGCCTCCGGGCCTGCCGTCGCCGTCATGGTCAAGCGGGTGCAGCGGGGTGGGCTCGGGCGCCTTGATCCACTCCTCCGGCACGTCGGCCAGGGCGTTGAACACGCGCCATTGTCCAGTGACCGGGTGGCCGATCCAGCGGGGCCATTCGGTCCAGGTCGAAGTTGTCATTTGCCCTCCAGATCGCCGCCCGGTTGGCGACGTAGGAAGTTGAAATAATTTCCGGGGTAGGGCTTCGCGCCTGTGTGGTGGGTGAGGTCGAGATCAGGAACGACCCAAATCTCGCCGCCCTGAGCCAGCCAATTGCGGCTGAAGGCGTAGTCCTCGCCGTACCAGGCGCCCTCGTGAGCGCCGTGATTGAACAGGTCCACCGATGGGCTGTAGGACGGCCCGAACGTCAGGTGAGGGTAAGCCTTGATAAACCGATGAACGGCCATCGCCGTGATCTTGAGGAAGCCGGCAGGGACGCGCACCGCCTTTATGCAGCCGTCATCCCGAACGATCGGCAGGCCGTCCGCCAGGGTCTCAAGCCCGCCCATGTACTCCTCGGCTTCCACCTTGAAGCGGTAAAGCCCGGCGACCACATCGCCCTCGGTCTGGATCAGCCGGACAAGGTCTTCGGGGCGGAAGCTCACGTCGTGGTCGATAAACACGATCACATCGGCCTTGGCGTCGAGCGCCTTGCGAAGCATCGTCGCGCGGGCCGAACTTATGTATGGGCATCCAACTTCCCACACGACCTGATGATGGAAGCCGGCCGCGTCCAGGGCGGGGATGGCCGCTTCGAGCGCGTCAAGCATGGCCTGGTGCGGGCGGGTCACTGTCGGGACGCAGAACGCCACGCGGACAGGCTCACTCATTTGCGCGCGGCCCCCATCAGATTGTAGCAACTCAGGCGCACAGCCTCGGACTGTGCGAATCCCGCACCCTCCAGCGCGGCCTTCAGGGTGTCGCGAACGAAGCCCGTCCTGTGCGCCATGTAGGGTTGAACCTTCAGGGCGCTGCGTAAGCCGTAGAACAGATCCATCCCTGTGATCGGGCCTGCCGCAGATTTAAACAGCACCGCCTCGGTTGGCTCGACGCCCTCCAGATCCGGCACGAACGCGACCACGCTACCGCCCGGCTTCAGAACGCGGTGGAACTCCGCGAGGGCGACGGGGACTTCGTGGGGTGACAGGTGCTCCAGGCAATGGCTGGAAAACACCATGTCGAACGGGCCAATCTCGCCAAGATCGGTAAGGCTGGCGACAATGTCGGGATCGCAGCGCGGGTCTATGTCGAGCCGCACTTCCTCACAGCCAGCCAACCACGCCGGAAGGGATTCAAACCCGCAACCGACGTGGAGGACCGATGGCATGAGTTAGGCGCTTCCCTTCCACACGCCCAGACCGGTGAGGGTAAGGGTGATCTCGTGGAGGAGAGCCGCGACGTTCGTATTGATCGTCATGTAAGACGACGCGGAGGTCAGCGACGTGGCTTGGATGGCCGACGCGCGCTGGGAAACCGGAGTAGCGCCAAACACCGACGCCTTACCGCCAGCCTGGCCCAGCGTCACGCCGTCCAGAGGGCTGCGGCCCACAACTTCTACAGGCATGTTTCGATCTTTCTCTGAAAAGAAACGGCCGGACCCGTCAGAGCCCGGCCAGTTGGGGAGAGCCCTTAGGCGGTGCCGCTGATGCGGGAGCCACGGCGCGGATCGACCATCTTCGTCCCGTACACCACGTCGAAGCGGTGGAGGTGGGTGTCGTTGGTCCCGTCCGAGGTCCGCCAGTAGCGGACAGTCAGGCCGGTTTCCGGGTCGGTGGCGTAGTCCGCCTCACCCGAGTACGGCATGACCAGCTTGGCCGACACGAGGGCGATGGCCTCCGGGCGGAAGATGGTGCCGTAGCGGTAGGTGGTCAGGTCGGTGTCGGTTTCGGTGTCCGACCCCATCCACTGGATGGCCGCGTCATCGTCGGGAGCGGTCGAAGACGTGCCGCCGCAGGCGACAGTCTGGAACGCGCCCGAGCTGATGATCGGGGGGCTGATGGTCAGCGACAGGTTCTGATCGCCGGCCGTGGCGGTAGCGACCGAAGTGCCCCCGGTGATAACCGTGAACTGCTGCAGGTAGGGCAGCCGAGCCTTGGTAAGCGGGTTGATCGCGAACACGTTGGCGATGGTGAACACCTCGCCCGCCGTGACGGTCTTGGCGTTGCCCACCGTGTCGATGGTGAGCGTCTGGGTCCAGTTGCCGTCCTTAACCGAAGCGTAGGTGACGTTCTGGTTGGCGCCGTCGATCAGGGCGTTGCCGTCGCGCGAGCCGGTCGTGACCGTTCCCGCGTTCTGGGTCGAGTACCAGTCGATATTGCCCATCATCGGAAGCTTGGCGCGGGTCAGCGCGTCGGTGGCTTCCTTGGTCTGGGCGGTCAGGGCCGAGATCGAGCCGAGCATGGCCCACGCATCGGCCGGGTGCAGGAGGCCGATACGACCGTCCGACTCGACGCCGATCTCGTCCAGGCGTTGCGGACCCAGGGTCAGGTCCGAATAGGAGTTGATCGTCTGGCCGGGGGTGCCGACCCAGTTGTAGAACTTGCGGGTTTCGGCGTGGAGATCCTGGTCGATCTGGTTGGCCAGGGCCGACGCCTTCGCCTGCATGATCTTGGACTGAAGCAGGGAATCGACGGTCAGGGTCTCTTCGAGCGAGGTGAACTCGACGTCCACGCCCTTTTGCTTGTCGATGGTGACGGCGATTTCGCCCTCGACCACGTCTTGCACGGAGGCGACGGCGCCATCGCGAACGGTGAACTGCGGGACGCGCTTGATGTAGACGGTCGAGCCGTTGCGCTGGCCACCCTTAGAGATCGGGTTGACCACAATGTCCTTATACTCGGAGGACACCAGCTTCGGAAGAACGACGCTGTTCTTCATCAGCTTGAGGAAGGTGTTAGCGTACACCTTCGGAGACAGGAGGGCGTTAGCCATTTCAGGGTTCCTTCGGGCCGCTTGGCGGCGCTGGGAGGGCCGGCGTCATCGCGACGCTGGCGTTGGGGAAACCTCGGCTCAGTAAGCCTTGTCGAAGGCTGCAAAGTCGCTGGTATCGGGGGCGACCTTGAACTTGCCTCCGACGCCTCGGGCTTGAGGCGCAGGCTCGGGAGCTTCGGTGGCGGTTTTGGCGACGGGCGCGGCCGGGCGTGAAAGCCGGGCCTCGACCTTGGCGAGTTCGTAAGCCTGCAAATGGGGCGGCATAGCCGACAGGCGGTCGAGTTCTCGCGGGTTGTCGCCTAGGTGTTCGGCGAGCTTGGGTCCGATGTCGGACGCCAAGAGCACGTCTTGGATTGCGCGTGGTACTTCCTGGATGCGCCGGAAAGCGGCGAGCCCTTCGGGTTCTCCCTCGGGGAATAGGGCCTTGTTGCGGGCCTCGAACGATTGAACCGCCTCTCGGGTGGCCCGTTGACTGTCAACCTGCGCCAGCCGTTGAGAGACGGTCTGGTCGGCCTTCCATGTCGTCAGGTCTTCGATGAAGCGTTCGTCTGCGGCGCCGTAGTCGTAGTGTGCCGGGTCCGGCCTGCCGTCGCCCTGGGGCTGGGGCTGGGCCTCCTGGCGCGGCTCGGGCTGTGTGGCCCTTGAGCGCCAGTACTCGGCATCCCGTTCGGCTTCGCGCCGGGCTCGGGTTATCTCGTCGATGCGTTCTTGAGTCGACTTCTTAGGCTTGGGCGGTTCGGCCTGGCCTTCGGTCTGCTCTGCGGCGCCATCGTCGCCGGTTTGGGCCTCCGCGACCTGATCGGCAGCGGAAGTGTCTTCGGACACGGCTTCCGCCGCGCCTTGGGTCTCATCGGTCATGTGCGCTTTCGCGATGCTCCGGGGGCGCGTGGGTCAAGGGAAGGAGCGATCCCCTGCGCGAAAACCTAGGCCGCTGATTTGTTCTCGGGCGGCGGGTTGAGCTTGGCGTTCAGATCGGCCTCGGAGTGCATCGCCTCCATTGGCTTGCGCTCCAGGTCCATGCGGTCGGACTCGGCTCCGATCACGGTGCGCTCGGCCTCCGCGTTGGTCCTGGCGACCTGAGCGGGAACGCCGGCCATCGCAATCGCGGCCTTGGCTTCCGCCTCATCAGCTTCGGCGCGAGCCTTGCGAACCTGCTCCTGCAACAGAGCCAGCTCCATCGGGTCTTTGCCGGGCTGTCCAGGCTCGGGCATCCCCAGCTTGCGGGCCTGGGCCATCGTGTACTCGGCGTCGGCGCGGAGCTTGACCACCTTGCCTTCACGCTCGGCCATGTCCAGTTGCGCGGCCTGCATCTGCATCTGCTGCTGCATCTGGGCTTGCTGGGCGGCGGCCTGCTTGGCCTGCATCTGCTCCTCAGTCACCTCGTCGTCGGGCGACTCCGTGATCTGCGGCGGCAAGGCGCGCTTGAACCGTTCGGCCATCTCGTCGGCCATCGGGAAGTCCTGAGCCCGCGCAATCAGGTCGGGGATCAGCGCCGCGGCTTGGGGAACAGCCTGGGCGAACTGCATCATCGCGTCGGCCGCCTCGACCCGCTTGGTCGAATAGCTCGGGCCGGTCTCGACCACGATGTCATACTTGCCCTGGTTGATGTCCACGCTGTCAGGGTTGGCCGGGTCGTTGATGCGCTGGACCTTGGTCGTCTCGTCCTCGCCCACAACGCGGATGGTGCGCGCAGTGTCGAACACCACAGGGATGAGCTGGTTGACCAGCCGGCCCGCCTCGTTGATCGCGGCCTTCAGGTTGTCTTGATAGATGTAGCTCGCCACGTCGCCTTCGCGCTGGCGGG